AATTCTCTGTCTGAATCTTTTCCGGTTGACATTAATTCTTCATAAACCTCACTTATTGGAGATCTTTCATTGTCATTTTTTGCAGGGTCGTAAAACTTCTGCCATTTACCATCAATAAAAATTTCGTGGAACCATACTTCTTTAAATGGTGAAGATCCATCTGGTGTAGGTAAGATACGGACTCTTTTTTGTCCTTGTTTTTCGTTGTCCTTAAGGATTGCCGCGAAATACCTTTTCAATCTGTCTTCTTGAGACATTTTTGTTCCTGAAGAAAAGTCTCCAGATTTTGAGTTCTCGTACTGTGAGAGAACCGCGTCTAAAACGTTGTTTGTCGCCATATTTATATTTGTTTTTAAAAGTTTACAATAGAAAGTATAATTAAAATTTGTGTCGCAGTCAATAAGTAGTTAAAAATTTTGAGAGGGACATTCGTGTCCCTTTCAAATTACATCATATCGGTATCTTCTTCGTTGTCTTCATAATCAGTAAACGAATCTTCTATCTGTCCTTTGGAGAATTGTTCTACATCATCTGTTGTTAGAACGTATTCATTTTTACCAGAATTTTCCATATCTTTCTCTTTATCTGTGAAAAAATCTGAAAGTTTTTGAGTAAAAGGTCCGGAATCTAAAGTTCTTAATTCAAGTCTTTCTTTTGGAGTTTTTGGTCTCATTTTTTCAATTTTTGATTCTAAACCATCAATTTTAGAAACCAACTGATCCATATCTACTAATTTATCCTCTAAAGTTTTTAATTGGGTAAATAAATTATTAAAATACTCTTCTTGTTTTTGTTCTATATTTTTTTGAGAATTAACAAGATCGGTAATTTCAAGTTTTTCTTCATCTCCCTTTTCTCCACCACCAATTTCCTCCACATCTTTATCCGTAGCAACATCAACTGGTGCCGGTGGTGATGGTGGTGCTCCAGGTGCCGGTGGTGCCCCAGGTGCCGGTGGTGCTCCAGGTGCCGGTGGTGCTCCAGGATCTGCAGGGGGAGCTCCAAGATCAGCGGCAGGAGGTGCTCCAAGATCTGGTGGCGGTGCTCCCGCTCCTAAATCTTCAGGTATCGGAGGAACATCTTGTTCCATAATATAACTATTTATATTTTTAAATCTTGTAATTTCTTCTAAAATTTTCTTATCTATTGCCATTGTTATCCGTTTAATAATTGTTTTATTCCACTTTTTGTTTCAACTTGGATTTTTTTATTAGTCTTCATAGTGTTATCCACTCTTTCAATAAGACCATCTTTTTCTCTTACTGTGAAACAATCTCCAGTATCCAAATCGCAAACTTCTTTAAATCCGTTTCCGGCATCTTTCTCTGACATTCTTGTATTTTTACCAAGATAATTGTCTAAAATTAGTTTAGTTCTACTCATATTCTTTTCTATATAAATATATTGATGTTTATTAAAGTTGTGGGTTTACCGAATCAAAAACTTGTAACCCCTCAGTTGATTTATTCTGGAGAGATGATTTATCTTGTTCTGTCATTTTAACCCAAACATTTGAATTCCTGACCGAAGCCCAAAGATCAACAAATATTCTTGCAATATTTTGTGGTGTTCTGTCTGATGTATATGTCCCAATACTTGGATACATTTTTGATATTGCAAAGTCAATAAAACTTTCAACACTTGGGAACGAAACAATAGGTATATTTTGGTTAGTTCCTTTTGAAATACAAAAATATTTTTTATTAACGTAGTTTATAAAAGTTGGTCCGTATGTCTCCGTTAGGTTTAAAGTACCAAAGTTGTTTTCATAAGCACTAAACCCTGTTGTATTTCCTGTGTCCATATAGAATAAGATAAATAATAATGTTCTCATATCTAATTCTTTTTGGGTATTTGCTTCTAAACCAAAATTAATTAATCTTGATTTTATTAAATCATTCATTTCTTTTGTTGATTTAGAATTAACCGATGGAGCGTCAACTCCGGTATATCCAACATAACTAGCACTTAATTTATCTGAACAATTTTGATTTGAAGTAAGAACGTCTTTACCCGTAACATTTGAAACGACATTATTTATTTCCGTAATAACATTTCCGCTAAAGTTTTTCTTTTCAGTTTCTTGTTTTTGTATCTCTTCTTTTATTCTACTAATTAAATTTACACTTAAGGATTGTATGAAGTTATCAATTTTAGGTAAACTATAGAACGGTTGTCTTGTTCCTGTAAATGACGTTTTAAATTCTCCCTCTCCAATGGAATGCGAAACTTTAGTAATCATATACGGACCACTGAACATAGGAACATTTCTTAAATTAAAATACATCATAGGTTGTATGAGGGCATTTCCCATCATATCAACAGTACAAGTATAACTCCTATTCTTATAAAGATTATATAAAGAAACACTTTGAGTTGCGGTTCCTCTATTTTTACTTTGGTTTGCCATTTGGGTAATCATTTGTAATGATTCTGCGGTTGGTTGTCCAGCATCTTGAGTCATACTAAAACTTTCAAATATTTGTTGATTTTGTTGACTAACATCAACATTAAAACCAACTACTTTGTTAGATTTATCCCAATTTGTTTTTCCTAATTGACTTTCCAATAAAGGATTATCACTTGCCCTTCTTAAATCAAAAGCATCGTCCCTATATCTGTAATCAGCATTATCATTCATCGCCAAGTGATTACTTGGTTTACTATTGTAATAACATAATATTTTAGGTGATGAGTTTCTATAATCCACATTTAAGAAAGTTCCCCATAATGAATTAGCAAACTCAAGAGTTCCTTCTGGTTTTGGTACTGGATTTTTAACCGCATCTTGTACGTTATAAAAATTAGTAAATGCCGGAAGTGGCATAACAGTAAAGTTATTTTCTTGTAGTATTGTTGATATTACATTATACATTTTACTTCCAACATTTCCGTTCTCAATTCCGTCTTTCACTTTGAAAATGTCAACTAATACCTTTTGTCCTATATCTCTACTTGCTCTATCATAAAATAGAACGTCTTCAAATAGGGTTTTTGATTTTATATCGGATCCCGCAATCCAAGTATCGTTCAAAGACTTAAATAAATCCCATAATTCGTCTCTTGATTGATCCCCTTGTAATGGGGCTTTATTATCTTGACCTTCATTATTTACAACTATTTCCGGTAAATCATTTCTGATTCCGGTCATTAAATCATTAATAACATTATTTTGATATAATTCGGTTGTATCCAAATATGTATTCATTAAAGAATAAAAATCAGATATTGTTATATTTTTGTTTTTTAGTTTCTGTGTTGCATATACTTTTATGATTGGAGCAAACTCTTTTACATTTTTTTGATTAAACTGAACATTAATATCCACAAAAAAATCTGTTATATAGGATCCGTTATCTGTATATACCAGTTCAGGTATTTCAGAAAATCCGACATAATATTCAAGATCTTTCCACGTATCTGGATATGCAATTTTTGATTGTGCTAATGTAATTCCACCACCTTGTGTTGGTAATGCTCCTGCCGCCCCTTGATTATATCCTTGATATGATATTGGGTCTTCAATGAATTTAGTTGAGAAAGTATAAAACAATCTTCTATCAAACATAGTTGGGTTACCCATCTTAAAGGCAACGTCATATTCCATAAATTTACTCAATAACTTTTGAAGGTTTTCGTTTTGTTTTTGGATTACCTCCGCAACTAACCCTTCAGATTCCAAATTACTGGGTTTTGTTATAACCATTAATTGTCTCATTAAGTATTGGAAATTTTTAAACGCAATTTCTGTTTCAGTCTCCTCACCCGGATTACCCGGTATCAATGTTTTATAATCGTAAATTGATCTACTAAAATTTAAAAACTCATCTTCAAAATAATCTAAAAGATTTGTTTCAAATGTCGTAAATATTTCGGAAATTTTTGTGTATTTCGTTTTATCCCCATTTAATGAGAAGTTCTGTTGGATTGACTTGTCTGGGAAAATTTCTTTCATATAAGAATCCGGATCTGCTTTGGTAATTTTAGTGGTATCAAAATAACCATAATTTGGCGCTCCCCAGAAAAATCTTACAGATCCATTATAAACGGATGGGTTAGATGCAACTTCAATTTTTAAATTATTATTTTTAAAACACTCATTATTAACTTGATTTAATGTACTTCCAAACGAAGGTAAGATATAATAAGAATCGGTATTCTCTGACTTTGATAAAACAGACCAAGTGGAAAGAGCTAATGTTCTTCCGGGATCATTACTATCAAATCCTGGAGTTTTTATTATTTTACTTCCCAAATTTGATGACAATACAAGTTTTTTATTATCTATTAGTGTTTGTACTTCAGATTGGGAATATCCTCCAGTGGTTGCATTTGTAACGTAAAATATTTCCGATTTTGGTAAAAAGAAAGTTGATGGAGTAACATTTTGTGAGATATCTATTGTATATCTTCCAACTCCACCAGTTGTTCCACTTACTTGAGATAGTATTTTTGTATTTAGGTCTATATTAGACCCTGCAATTATTTGATTAACCGTTAGAGTTCCTCCGGTAAAATTAGTAACATCCATAGTTGTTCCTGTGATAGAACATATTCCGTTTGCGGTTGTTAAATTTTGTACAGGAGCAATAGTATAAATACCAACACCCCCAGTTGTCCCACTAACTTGAGAAACTATAGTTGTGTTTGTGTCAACTCCAGGCCCTGCTAATATTTGTCCGGGAGCTAAATTATTATCGTTGACAGTATAAACCACAAGTGTTGTGTCATAAACCGCGGCGGTACCGTTTAATTGTGTAGTTCCGGAGAATAGTTTTAATCCCTGTAAAAATACATTCATATCGTCTATTAATTTTGGATAAAATCCGGTATTAATATATGTTGTTTGTGTCGGTCCGGGATTAAAATTTTGTTCTAAAACAATATTTTTTTCAGAATT